AAGTCTATATGCTTTGTTACTCCCAAGCAGAAGGTTATTATCTGACTTATGTAAAAGATAAGTTTGAGCTTCCAAGTAAATTATATGGTAGTACAGAGAAACGAACTAAACGTATTTTGCAATCCTTCGAGACAAGTAATAAAGGTGTTGGTGTTCTTTGCACAGGTGATAAAGGTTCTGGTAAATCCTTATTGATGTCGAAAGTTTGTAATGATTCTGGTTTACCTGTGATCCTGATTAATTCACCTTATGTGGGTAGTCAATTTGAATTGTTCATTAACCGTTTAGGTAGTGTTGTATTATTCTTTGATGAATTTGGTAAAACATACAAACAACAAGAGGACTCAAATCCTCAAGAGTCTATTCTGAGTTTGCTGGATGGATCTACATCAGCTAAACGTTTAGTGTTGATGACTGAAAATGAATTACACTTGATTAACGACTTCATTATGGGTCGTGGTGGTCGTGTGCGTTACCATTTTGAATATAACAAACTAGAAGAAGAAGTAACAACGCAGTATTGTGCTGAACGTAGTTGTTCTACTAAGTTTGTAGAAGATGTTATCGACTTCTCACGTAAGTCTTTACATTTCAGCTTTGATACGTTGGTGACTCTCGTGAATGAACACAAAGAGTATTCCGAGGATTTGGATGAGTTCTTACCGTTTATTAACGTAGATGGTCGTGATAAGTGCAAAGTAGTGTACAATCTAATTAAGATTGTAGATGCTAAAACAAAAGAAGATGTTACTGCTAAGTATTCTTCTCAGGTGGAATACCGTGATTGGGATGATGTATTAGTAGCTCGTGCTCTAAAGAATGAAGACAACCTTCAATGGTTTAATCTATATGATGATTTTGTATCACGGGAAGGTAATGAATTCATATTAGGGAATGAAAACTACATGGCAATGTTTGTTGAAGTGAAGTTGTCTAACAAGAAGTTCGATCATCGAGCATTCTAATTTATAGCCAGCCTTGAGCTGGCTTTTTATTTTGTAAATTTATCAAAATTCTTGTTGACATCCAAAACAAACAAGCGTAAGATGTAACACATCAAGACAACTGAGGGATTACCATGAATCCTCAAGTAGAAGTTACGGTAGAATTACCAGAAGGCACTAAAGCTATCGCTGTCTGCGATTACGATAAATTCAAAGCATCCGTGGAGCATCTCAAAACTGTTTATCCAGAGGTGTATGAAGATCTTCAAAGCAACTTCCAATTCAATTTAGGTGTTTATCAAATTACAGATGAGGATTAATATGAAACTATTAGGTAAAACTGTAAACTACTTTGGTATTCAACTTGTTGTTAGTCAAGACACTAAATATTTAGTAACGAATAGCGAAGGTCATGTTATAGCTTCGGAACAAAAACCGGAGTTTGATTATAAGAATGGCTGGTGTTACGATTGGGACGAATGGATCACAAAGATTACCAGAGTAGACCTAGAAGGGATGGATTGGAAAGATACACTGATGGAGGTGGAATAGTGAAATACATTGTAACAGAACGTGAAGGTATTGAGGAAATGTTTGTATTTCCAGATACAATTAACCATGACTGTATGGCTGAAGTGCTAAACGCCATTAAAAATCAACGTAGCGGAGATTGGCGGCGTATCCGTAGAACACCTATCAGTGCTGGATTTATCAGCGTAGATGGAGAGTGCTACGGACGTAGCGAAACATTACGTCTTGATTCTAGAGGTGTTACTGATTCGGTTTTATGGGATATGGAGTGTAAAAATCAATGAAATATTCAGACGAATTGAAAATTCGTTTACGTGATGTTATCATCAATACATGCAACAAGATTGGTTGTAAGAATTGTGGTTTAAAATTAGTGGAGGAATAAAATGTCTTTTGAACACTTGACAAAACAACAAATCAATGCTTTACTTGCGCTTCGCAAGGATGCTGTTATTGAGCTTGCAAAGGAGATGCAAGAGTTGTTAGACGATATTAGTAAATTAGAGAAAGCATTAGGAGAGCGATTTGAGCAAGCGAATTAATAAACATTTCTACTGTATTGCTTCAGAGTTTGATGATTTCAAACCTTGTAATTCAAGCGATGCGATGTCCATATATGAAGAAGAAGATGGTGATGACGTAAGTTATAACGGTTTCTGTTTTAGCTGTGGTCAAGGCTTCTCTAAACACCACGTTCATAATAGTAGTCATGCTGCGGAGCTTGGTATTGAGGGCGGTGAGATTAAAGAGCGTAAATCGTTTGCTTTTGCACCTAAAGCTGAGCCTTTAACAAGTGAACAGATTGGCCAACTAAAGAAATCTGTAGGTTTCACTGACAAACCCTATCGCTCTCTAAAACCAGAATGGCTTAAGAACTTTGGCCATATGGTTGAGCGTAACAAGTGGGGTGAACCCGTATCTATTTACTATCCTGAAACAGAGGACGGTAAGGTTGTCGGTTTCAAAATCCGTTATTTACCTAAATCGTTTAGTAAAGTAGGGCGTACTGGTAAACATTCTCAATTAGCTGGTCAATTCATCTACAAGTCAGCAGGTAAGCGTGTACTTATCGTTGGCGGTGAAGGTGATATGGTTGCTGCTTGGGGTATGCTAAGTAAATACGGTGTGCATGTAGTTAGCCCTACGTGTGGTGAAGGTAGTGCTGCATCCCAATGTGCAAACCAATATGATTTCTTTGAACAATATGAAGAAATCTATGTGGGCTTAGACAACGATGAAGCTGGTAAAGAAGCTACAGAAGCTGTTGTTAAGGTGTTACCATCAGATAAAGTTAAGATTGTGAATTGGTCAGCCAAAGACCCACACAAACTGTTAGAAGAAGGTAAAGGTGAACAAGTCATCAAAGACTTCTTCAATGCTCGTTCTTATGTAGATGCTGGACTGAAATCTTCTAATGAAATCATGGCAGATGTTCAGGATGTATTGACAGCACAGAAGATCACATTACCACCTTACATGTGGCGAATGGAAAATATGATGAAACGGGCATTCTCTACGAATGGTAGGATTGTGAACATTATCGGCTCTACGTCATGTGGTAAGTCTACGCACGTAAATAATATGATCTACCATTGGATTTTCAGCGAAGGTATGAAACCTTTAATCATTTCATTAGAGATGACTGCTGGTGAGTATGCTGTAGATTTACTATCATTACACTTACAGAAGAACTTAGATTGGTTTGATGATGGTATGGATGCTTGGAACTATCTACAACGTGACGATGTGAAAGTATTACACGAAGATTTGTTCCATGACAGTGAGTATAATGAACGTTTCCGTATTCTTGACGACCGTGATGGCAGTATTGAATCAGTTAAGAAATTGATTGAACGTGGTGTTAAACAATACGGTTGTAACATTGTAATCATCGACGTATTAACGGACTTAGTTCGATTCTTACCACAAGACGAACAAGAGAAGTTCTTGTCTTGGGAGAAAAACTTTGTTAAGTCTGGTGTCAGTATTGTTAACGTTTTACACACGAAGAAACCAGAACGAGACAAAGATGGTAAGCTACGTAAGACAACAGAGTATGATGCTTTGGGTACAGGATCGTTTGTTCAGTCAGCACACATCAATATCATAATCAATCGTGATAAGATGGAGTCAGACGAAGTGGAGCGCAACAGCACCTATGTAGAAATGCCTAAATGTCGACGTGGTATTACAGGTGATGCTGGTGTCTGGTATTATGATGGCGCTACTCGTCAAGTATATGACAAACAGGATTTCTTTACAGGTAGACAAACCAATCCGAACTATGTAGACTCTAGTGTACCAGATGATTCAGTACCTATCTCGATGGACGAGTTACCTGTAGCACCAATTGAATTATATACAGACTACCCTCCTGTTGAAGAAACAAGTGAGGTGTTTGAACAAGACTTTTAAGGAGAGCTAATGAATTGGTTTACGTTTGACCTCGAAACTTACCCGAACTGCTTTTTAATGGGTGTTGCCGATATGCAACAACGTAAATTGAGAATGTTTGAGATTTCCTTTAGAAAAGACCAACGTAACGAAATGTTTGAATACTTACGTAATGTTCGTAGACAGAAGGGTGTATTAGTCGGCTTCAATAATATTGGGTTTGATGAGCCAGTATTGCAGAACTTGTTGAAGAATAAAACACTCACTGTCGGTGAAATCTATCAATACGCAATGAAGGTAATTGAATCTGGTTATGGTGATGATAAATGGAAGTATCAAGTGAGAGACAAGGACCGTTTCTTACAACAACTCGATTTATTTAAGATGAACCACTTTGACAATAAAGCAAAGGCTACGTCTTTAAAGATGATTGAGTTCAATTCTCGCTCTAAGAATATTGAAGACCTACCTTTCCCTGTAGGTAAGAATTTAACTAGTGCAGAGATTGATACGTTAATTAAATACTGTTGTCATGACGTAAAAGAAACAGTGAAGTTCTTTGAAAGTTGTAAACCACAAATTGATTTCCGTTTGGACTTGGAAAAGAAATATGGGTTTAATGCTTTAAACTGGAATGACACTAAGATTGGTGCTGAGTTTTTCATTATGGAACTAGAGAAAGCTGGTATCAAATGTTATGATAACCAAGGGAAGGCGCGTAAAACTAAACGAACATATATTGATTTAGTTGATTGTATTTTCCCTTACATTAAGTTCGAACGACCAGAGTTCAATGCTGTTCTCGACTGGTTGAAGCGGCAACGCATTACCGAAACTAAAGGCGTATTCTCTGACATCCCTGAACACGAATTAGGTGATGTTGCTAAGTATGCGCTACTTACAACCAAAAAGATTAAGTTTAAGAATAAGCCTACAGATAAAGAGTTGGCTGACGCTTTGAAACAGTACCCCCTTGGTTGGTTAGAAGAAGTTGAACTGAAAGCTAAGCTACCGAAGAAGGATGGTGGTGGCTTTAAAAAAGCGTATTGGTTCAACTATCGTATTGCTGAATCATTGAACGTTGTTGTGGATGGCTTGTGTTATGTATACGGCACAGGTGGCTTACACGCTTCACTTGAGAAGCAAGTGATTACTGCTGATGAACAATTTGTGATTGAAGATGAAGATGTAAGTTCATACTATCCTAACTTATCAATCAAGAATCGGGTGTACCCTGAACATCTCGGTAGTGAGTTCTGTGACATTTATGAAAACTTATATAATATGCGTAAGAAGTTTGACAAGAAATCATCTGAAAACGCAATGTTGAAGTTAGCTTTGAACGGGACGTATGGTAATTCAAACAACGAATACAGTCCGTTCTATGATCCGAAGTTTACAATGAAGATTACAATTAATGGACAACTATCGCTGTGTATGCTTGTAGAACAATTGTTGAAGCAAGATGGCCTACAAGTGATCCAAGCTAACACGGATGGCCTAACATTTAAGCGTAAGCGTTCACAGGAAGCGGAGATACGTTCTATTGTTGAGTGGTGGCAGAATACCACTAAACTAGAATTGGAGCGTAACGACTATTCTAGAATGGTTATTCGTGACGTAAACTCATACTTAGCTATCTATGAAAAAGACGGTAAACTTAAACAGAAAGGTGCATACGAATGGAAAGAATTACCAAATCACAAGAACCAATCTGCGTTGATCATTAAGATTATGGCAGAGAAGTATTTGGTCGATGGTATTCTACCAGAAGATTACATTAGAACTCACGATAACAAGTTTGATTTCTGTTTAAGAACTAAGGTTCCACGTAGCAGTAAGCTTGTTATTGTAGACGAAAATGGCGTAGACCATCAAACGCAAAACATCTGCCGTTATTACGTATCTAAAAGCGGTGGTGATTTGGTTAAGGTAATGCCACCTTTAACTGAGTTCAAAGAAGAACAAGTATGGGTAGACCACCTGACTATGGACGAAGTTGTAATTTCTTCTAAAACAGATATTGCTAAGTATGAAAAGAAAGGGTATACTCTATCCCATACAGTGAATACACCTTGCGAAGATCGTAGGTTTTTCATTGAAAAGGATTGGAAGTGTAAAGTGGTCAACGACATTGACCTGTTTGAATGGGATGTTGACTATGATTACTACGTACAACGTGCTTGGAAACTTATCAATTTCGCAGAAGAAAATTCTGATGAAGAAAGTGTTGACAACAACGAATAACGTGCTAGAATAAGCACATATTAAACAAGAGGAGAAACAAATGTTAAATCAAATCAAAAAATTATTCAGTCAATCTCTGGAGTCATTCAAAGACACGCCAGAAGAATTTAATCGTGCATTACAAATCACTCAGTTACAAGATAACTATG